GGCTGATCGGGTGGCGAAAAATCGCAACACGCTCTCAGGACTCAATAACCGACTGGGTGATGGACGAGGATGGCGGCATCCGTGGCTTTCAGCAGAACGCATCCCCAAGCTATCAAACCGTCTTTATTCCTATCGAAAAAGCGTTGTTGTTCCGCACGGAAGTGAATAAGAACAATCCCGAAGGACGGTCGCTGCTTCGCAACGCCTATCGGTCGTACTTTTTCTTGAAGCGCATCCAAGAGCTTGAGGCAATCGGCATTGAGCGCGAACTGGCTGGCCTGCCTGTGTTGCAGGTTCCGCCAGAAATTATGATGCCCAACGCAAAGCCGGAGCAAAAAACCCTTCGCAACAATCTTGAGACGTTGATTCAGCAGATCCGTCGTGACGAACGAGAAGGCGTTCTGATGCCCTCAGAGGTTGACTCCGACAACAGGCCCACAGGGTTCAAGTTATCGCTTCTATCGACCGGAGGGCGGCGTCAAATCGACACCAACGAAACCATTAAGAGATATGAGTCTCGCATTGCGATGTCAGTGCTGGCTGAGTTTATTTTGCTCGGCACTGACTCACATGGCTCATTCGCGTTGGCATCATCCAAGACCGACCTTTTTGCGTCGGCTCTTGGCGGCATTTTGGACTCCATCGAATCGGTCATGAATCGCTTTGCTGTTGCACGTTTAATGAAGCTTAACCCAGTATTCCCTCGTGAGTCATGGCCGCGCTTCAAGCATGGTGACATTGAAAAGGCACCGTTGGACGAGGTTGGAACATTTATTCAGCGAGTGGCGGGTGCGAACTTGTTGACGCCCGATGTCGCTGTGGAGGCTAAGGTCAGAGAGATGGCAGGTCTTCCAGAAGCAGGGCCGGAAACCCAGCTTGTAGAGGACTATGAGGAAGACGTTGAGATAGAAGAGGAAGAAGATGCCCTACAAGACGACTGAGCAAGCGTATGCCGTAGCGCGGTCCATGGGCTGCAATAAAATTCATAAAATGCCCGACGGCTCATATATGCCTTGCGGTTCACACTCTGAATATCAAAGGATGAAGTCCAATGGAATCAATAAAAAGAGTTATCAAATATCGCTGCCTATTGAGAATGCTTTGCGTAGAAAAATGCGATCCCACAACGGCAGGCATGGAAATAATAAGAAAGCTAGAGCAACACTTGGAGCCCTCAAGCTAGTCTACAAAAAGGGTATTGCAACTCATAAGCCTGGCCGCGCACAAAGCCCAGAAAAGTGGGCCATGGCGAAGGTTAATGCCTACCTGAGTTCCCTTGCGCCTTCACTGGAAAAATCAGACCGACAGGATCCTTCAGGGGCCGCCACCGGACACACATGGGCCAATAAAATATTAAGAACGCAAATAAGGATATCAAAAAAGATGAATAACATTTTTACGCTTAAAGAATTGTGTGCCGGCATGTATCCCGTTAAGGTTGCAAACGACCTCTACGAGAAGGCGCATGCGGGATCTTGGTCTGAGCTGGCTATGCTGGTGAAAAAGTCGGACGATTACTCCTGGGTGTACACTTCTGATGATGAAGAGATTTGTCGTTTCGATAAAAATCAGGAGATCGTCTTAAAGGTTGACGCGAGAAAAGATCACTCCATCTTGCCAGGCAAGCACAAGTACACCCTGGTGGACGCAGACGGAAAAACGGTCGAAACAGGCTGGCTTGATGAAGAGTTTAGGGTTTCAGACCATGTTACCTCTGAGGACCAAGCCCCTACGGAGTCGGCAAAGATCATTTCCTTAACGGATGAAGACAGGGAGATTGACAGCATTGCCGACACGATTGCCGATGACATTACGACGAAGAAGTTTTTTAAGGCTCTCGTTGATAATAAGGTTGAGGGTGGCGCAAGTATTGTCTTCCTCTCTTTGATGCCTACTTTGGACGAGATCAGGTCTGGAAGCTGTCTTTGCGGCAGTATTGAAAAAAATCTTTTAGAGCAAACAATTGATCCCATCGGCGTTTCAGCCGATCAGGTTAGCTTTGTTAACATTGTGCCCTTTGAGGTTACGGATGACAGCGGAAAGAGATCCGCGCCTGAAAAAGGTGACGTTGAAGAATGGCGACCGCTTGTGGATCAGGCCCTTGCTGCGGCAGACACAAACGCTATCGTTGTTGCTCTGGGTAAGGATGTTGCCGCCCATTATGCAGATGTTGTTGATTTTGTTATGCCTCACCCGTTCTCAAAATCAAAATACAGTCTTCCACGCAAGGTCGAAGAGCTGAAAAAAGCATATGAAAAGAAATTTGACCGTCAGGTTAAAATCACGAAAAGCGACATTGATAGGCGTCTTGTCTATGGTGTTGTTTTGGAGCCCGAGGTTATTGATGCGCATAATGATGTTGTTTCTATTGACGAAATAGAAAACGCAGCGCATAATTACCTCATAAAGTCTCGAATGATTGGTGATCAGCACAATAAGCCAGCCAAAGCAGACATAGTAGAAAGTTATATTGCACCCGCCGATCTGGATATAGGTGGTCAGCATATTAAAAAAGGTTCCTGGGTCATGGTTACGAAAGTACACGATGATCGAATGTGGACAGGCATCAAGAAAGGCTCTTACACAGGGTACTCGATTGGTGGCTACGCAGTTAAGGAACCCTTGGAAGATGTCGGGCGTTTAGCACAGTAAGCCTGAAATATTATTCACTTACTGCTTGCAATTCTGCAAGCAACGCTAGGAGTCCGTCATGGAAATTAAGCGATTGAAAGAACTGGAAACGCACGAGGTAAGCATTGTCGACAGACCTGCGAATCGTCGCACGTTTTTAGTTCTTAAAAATGAAACCTCTATAGGAGATAAAGACATGGAAGATAAAATTCTTGGTCTTCTGGATACGCCCTTTGAAAACGAAGAGCAGTATTTAGAAACTCTAAAGAAAAACGAAATGTCTGATGACGCCATCCAGGCCATCGCGGCTGCAATGCGACTTTTGAAACCACACCAGGAAACTATTTCAGGTGAGGCATTGAATGTCGTCAAGGAGTTATTAGGCATTGAGAAGGAAGAAGAGATCACCTCCGAAGATAACGAGGGAACTACTGATACCGAGTTGGATATTAACGAAGTACCAGAGGACGTTCGTAATCAGGTGGAGAGTCTTTTTAAAAGCCAATCTGAAGCCATTCAAAAGGCTGAGGAGCTAGAGAAAGAAATCAATGTGATGAAGGCCGAGAAGTTGCGCAAGCAATTTATCACTAAGGCTGAGTCAGATTTTGGCAGTGTTCCTGGAACCACCGCTGTTGACCTTGGAGAATTGCTTCAAGAGTTAACCGCTGTAGCCCCAGAAGCAACGGCAAAAATTGAATCTATCCTAGAATCTGTAAACAAAGCTATGGAAACCTCTGAAGTATTAGAAGAAGCAGGCCAAGCGGTCTTAGAAGAATCTGGTACGGCATGGGATAAAGTAGAAGCTCGTGCTGTTGAATTGCGCAAGGTCAATCCTGATCTCTCTGTGTACCAGGCTCGTGCGAAGGTGTTGGAAAGTAATACTGAACTTTTTCAAGCTTATAATAACGAATTTGAATCCAATAAAAGGAGCTAATAATGGCAACTCAACAAAGTTTAACATGTATTACGCTTGAAGCAGGTGCAGACCTCTCCAGTGCTCAGTACAAAATGGTAAAATTAAGTGCTGGCAAAGCGGTTCTCTGCGCTGCGGCCACCGACGTACCCGTTGGTGTTTTACAAAATAAGCCTGCTTCCGGTGAAGCAGCAACCGTGTGTATCAGTGGAGCATCTAAAGTGCTCGCTGGCGGAACTATCGCTTCTGGCGACCTCGTTGGCACTGATGCGTCTGGGACAGCAGATACAAAAATTGCTGGCACTGACACCACGGAATATGTCGTAGGCCGAGCCCTTGTAGGCGGAGCGTCTGGTGAGATCCTCACCGCTTTGATCAACACTGAAGCACCTCACCGTGCCTCATAATTTAAGGAGTAGATAATGCCTTTACCTACTGCAAGTGATGTACATGTAAATGCGGCGCTGTCGAATATCAGTATCGCATACATGCAAGAAACTGCTGGCTTCGTGGCCGATAAAGTGTTTCCAATCGTTCCTGTTCAACGACAGGGTGATCGGTATTTTGTATATAACCGTGGTGATTTGCTTCGTTCTGAGGCGGCTCTTCGCGCACCTGGCACCGAGTCTGCTGGTGGTGGTTTCCGTTTGGATAACACTGCTTCGTACTTCTGTGACGTTTACGCAATCCACAAAAACATTGATGACCAAGTTCGCGCCAATGCTGATGCGGCTGTTAATGTTGAAGCTGACTCTGCACGTTATGTGACTCAACAATTGATGATGAAGCGTGACCGTGTATGGGCCGACGGATTCTTCAAGACTGGTATCTGGGATATTGACCTTGATGGCGTTACTGGTGTACCAGGCGCTGGTGAATTCAAGCGTTGGGACGAGTCAGGCGCTACGCCGATTGACAACATCATGCAACAATCAGAATCCATCATGGAAAAAACTGGTAAGCGACCTAACACCTTGGTGCTGTCCGCCCCTGTTTACCGTGGTCTTCGTAACAACGATCAGGTTCTTGAGCGCATCAAGTACACTCAGCGTGGCATTGTCACTACTGATATCTTGGCTGCTCTCTTAGACTTGGACAGAGTTATTGTTGCTTCCGCTACCAATAATACCGCTGCTGAAGGCGCTGCAACCGCAACAAGCTTCATCCTCGGTAACAGTGCGTTGTTGACATACTCGGCTCCAAATCCATCATTGTTAACACCTTCCGGTGGATACATGTTCTCTTGGAACGGATTGATGGGCGCTGGTCCTGAAGGGAATCGCATCAAGCGATACCGCATGGAACACCTCGCCGCTGACCGCATTGAAGGCGAAATGGCCTTTAATGCTAAGCTGGTCGCAAGTGAATGTGGTGCTTTCTTTGAAGATGCTGTAAGCTAATCGGGAAACGTAAAAACACACGGCCCTCATCATGGGGGCCGTATTTTAACGGAGAGTAAAATGTATAAAGCTTTGAGAACTTTGAAAATTAATGGTGAGATGGTTTACCTGGGTGATGGACTGCCCGAAAACGCATCAGAATTTATTGACATTGACGTATTCATCGCTAAAGGATGGATCGAGGCACTGGAGGCAAACACTGCTACCACGCCTGTTGCCGCGCATGTAGAAACCGTGAGCATTGTCGACGCCATGTCTAAGAACCTTTCCAGCCAAAAGGGAAAGAAGAAATCGAAGACAAAGAAAAAAATCGGCTCAATCCTAGCTTCCAAAAGTAAGGAAAAGCCTGTCGAGACAACCCTTGAGGCTGCTGTTTTACCTAAGCCTGATATGGATTAAAAATGGCATTCACATATACGTCGGACCCAGAAAACTCTAAACGTGATGCCGTTAGACTTCTTACGGGAGACACTGTTAGCACTGATGCGCTTTTGCAGGACAGCGAAGTGGATTATTTCCTGTCTCTGTATGGTGACTCCCCTTATCCGGCAGCGGCGGCAGCGTGTGACGCAATCTCGTCGAAGTATGCGCGACAAGCAGATACGACCAACGGTCGACTTTCGGTCAGGGCCTCTCAGAGGTCAGAAGCATACGCCAAAAAAGCCAAAGAACTGAGACGCGATAACGTTAACGGCGCTGAGGTCTTCTTCGGCGGTATGACGATATCCGGCAAGAACGATCTCGACGCAGACACTGACGCGGTTCAGCCGGCTTTCAGCGTAGGCATGGATGATTACGATTCTCCCGTGACTGACGAGGACTGCTAAAATGGCCGATCCACAACTCGTAGCGCAATTCAAACAAAAGATGTCATATGCCGTGCCAACGGGCATTGGATCTGATGGCGATCTTGTTTATTTTGACAGACCGTTGAAAATGGTTGCCCGCGTTGAACCCGTTGATCGGACTCGCGAACTTGGTCGCGGGACCCGTCTTGATACTACGTTTAGAATTTATACTGAAACAGAAATAAAAATGGATTATCGCGTTTGGCTGCCTGGGGACAGTGACAATGATCGCACCAAGGCCCGCCGTCCAAAATTTATCTTGGAACTTGTTGATGAGAACGGTGACTTAGACCATTACGAAATCGAGGTCTAAATGCTTAAGTTTGATACCAGTGATTTTGTAGCAAAAACAAACAAGATTGCGGCCAACCTTCAGGAGTCGACTGAGAATATAACCCACGCCGGAGGTCTAAATGTTTGGAGAAAATCCCAGCAGATTGTTCCCATTGACACAAGGCTGTTGAAGTCAACCGGATACTTGTCGACAAGATCAGTGGGCATTAAGACCACGGTTGAAATAGGTTACGGTGGTCCTATAGATGGTTTTCAGGATGACTATGTTTGGTACGCAGGAACGCAAGAACGCAATGCGAAATACCTGTCAAGCTCAGTCAGTAATACAATATTTGAGTCTGGCCTTGTTGCCGCTCTTAAGAAGTTCTTCACGAACCCATCAAAAGTGTTTGCGGAAAGACAATCTAGCCCACCTTATGACTCTCAAAACAATACCCGCACCAAGGTCCTGGTCGTCAAAAAAGCGAAACAGGACGGCAGAGAGGTTTAAAAATGCCAACTCCTGATTTAGATTTAGCAACCCACCTCGACACCCAGTCTGTTGGCACGTTGGGTGCAGACATTTTTAGAGGTCCGGTGAGAGCACCATCAACACACATTCCAGATAAAAGCGTTTTTTGCTTCACCCAAAGCGGCCCAGGTCCGATCCCTCTTTTCGGTTCAGCGAAGACAGACATCAGAGAGGCGCGGGTCAGTATCTATATACGCGGAAACATAGGCACATATTCGGCCACGGCATCGCTTGCCAGGATCGTCTATGACGCCGTAGAGAGAGCGTCCATCGCTGGATACGTATCCGTGCTTTCTGACTCCTCGGAGCCTTTATACATCGGCCTTGATCCCACTGAGCATCCCATGTTCAATCTGGATGTTATGATGATCTACTCTAGCGATGGAACATCAAATCCTGTTCCGTCTTATGCTCTGGAGACGATAGACGTGACGAACGCCATGTCGCCGTATGCCGTTAAGGTTTCCGACAGGATACTGAGCTGCAAGACATTAACTGGAGACATCACCGTGCAATTACCCGCAGCAAATTTTGCTGGCGACGGAAAACTGTATATAATGAAGGACGAGGATGGAAACGCAGCTACGAACAACATCACTATTTTGCCCGCTGCTGGCGAAACGATAGATGGAGAGTCGGAACTTGTTGTAAGCAACAATGACGGATCTGCTTCTATCTACTCTAATGGTGAGAACTTCTTTATTTTCTAGGTGAAAAATGTCTTACTTAATTGGAAAAACGATGGCCAAACCTGTAGATGTACAGAGTGGTGATATTCCCGTATTTGATGACTCAGGCAATGTACAAAGCCTTTCCCCAACCGAGACCTATGTTGAAACAAAACCTTCCCCCAGCTCCCCAGGGATCAGGGGCCAACAATATTTTGACGGAGTTCATATTTATGTTTGCGTGGCGACCAACATGTGGCGACGGTACTATGTGGAGGCAGAGTGGAGTGACTGATGACCACAACAGGTAATAGCACCATCCTCGTCGTCGGCGGTCAAATTTTGACTACCGGCGATTTTGTTTTTAAGGCGCGTCAGGAGTCTGTTGATAATGTTATCGACGATTTTGGGCCGCCAATCATTAATTTAATAATTCCCTCTGAGTTAAAAGAGGGAAAAAGGATAGAAATAATTATGTCTGGAAATAGAACATATAATCCTCTTCAAGCACTTGTACATGGTGAAGGCGTAAGCGTTAGTAGTGTACAAGTAAATGACGACGGACAGATAACATTAACTTGCGACGTGCAAGAAGACGCACTTGATAACGCTGACGGCAGTGAGCAGAGAGACGTTACGATTACGACTCTTGCTGGCCCCAGCGGTGAAGACATTCAGGATTCTGACGGAAACGTAATCACTAAATCAACCACGCTTAGTAACGCTTTTCGCGTTTATTTTGGCGAGGCCACTTTAAGCTCCTCGACTGCCCCTAATTTGGAGCAGGGCATGCCTGCGCAAACGATCTCGCTTTCTGGTTTAAAAATGTATGACAAGTGGGACGGCACAAGCCCAATGACTGTGGACATGGGTCCAAGTATTACGGTTCAAAGCGTACAAGTTACGGATAGAAACAGCGCTGAAGTTACGTTTACTGTAGCTACTGACGCCCAGCGCGGTCTTCAAGCAATGAGCGCAGCGACCTACTCAGGTCCTGCAACTTCTTCTGTTACCACTGAAATTTATTACCGAGCACCCGAGGCTTCCAAGTTGGAATCCGTTGAGGGTCCTCACCCAATCTCTACTTCTGATGAAAATATGGAGATCGAAGCTGGTGAAGAATTTAGATTGAGACTCACAGGTAAGAGACTTGAGGGTATCGACCAGGGCGCAAGATTGCGATTTGTTAACGGGCAAGGACAGGCATACCAGCACCTCGCAGTGAGCAACCCTGTTGCCACAACGCCTGTTGGCAATGGTGACGGACACTCAGTCGATTTTACTGTTACTGCCGCCGCTGACGCTACAGAGGCTCAGGCAGCCCAAAGCCTTTCTTTGGAATATGAAACAATTTCCGCAACAGGAACGCACACAGCGATCTTCCCTTGCGACCTAGAAATTGTCCCAGCGGATCCAACGATTGCTTCTTTTTACGTCCAGGGCCGCGAAGGTCAGCTCGGCGAAGATACTCAAGCTATCGAGATCGGTGACGGTGCAGTCTCCTGTCGAATCACTGGTAAGAATATCCGTGCAGGATACTCTCTTAAGGTGATGAAAGACGATGCGTTGGGCCTTGTGGATGCTACCAGTGAGTTTGAAATCGCAAACTTTCAGCTTGAAGACAATGCTGCGAATCTCGACGATACCCTTACTTTTGACATTAAGGCCGAT